TTCTCCAGCGTCATCTATTCCAAAAAGGTTCAGCTTGCCTTCAGAAAAAGCACAGTAGTTGGTGACATCACTAACTCTGATTATCTCGGTGAGATCAGTGCTCAAGGTGATACAGTACGTATCATTAAAGAACCTGAAATTTCGGTCAGCTCTTATGCTCGTGGCACACAGATCACAGCACAAGACTTGGACGATGAAGACTTCTCTCTAGTAGTTGACAAAAGCAACTACTTCGCCTTCAAGGTCGATGATATCGAGGAAGCTCACTCACATGTAAACTTCATGGATCTTGCGACCAACCGTGCGGCATACCGCTTGGCTGACCAGCATGACCAAGAAGTTCTTGGTTACCTATCAGGTTACAAACAGTCATCTTTGCACACTGCAGCTGATACTGTCAACGACACTGTAAACGGTACCAAAGCAGTTGATACTGCAGGTTCAGACGAATTGCTTTCTTCAATGAAGCTAACAAAGGGTGACTTTGGTAACATTACAACTGCTTCTGCAGGTGACCACTCAATCCCAGTTGCTGCTCGTCTACCAGGTGCTACAGCACTACCAACAGCTACGATTTCACCAGCAATGATGGTGGCTCGTATGGGTCGTCTACTTGATCAACAACAAGTTGATACACAAGGTAGATGGATTGTTGTTGACCCAGTATTTATGGAAGTACTTCGTGATGAAGACTCACGTCTATTCAACGCAGACTTCGGTGAATCAGGTGGCCTACGTAATGGTCTAGTCTTGAACAACTTCCACGGTTTCCGTGTATATAGCTCAAGCAATCTACCATCAGTAGGTACTGGTCCTGCAACAACAGGTACAGCTAACCAAAACACTAACTATGGTGTTATTGTTGCTGGACACGACTCAGCTGTTGCAACTGCCGAGCAGATCAACAAAACTGAAACATACCGTGACCCTGACTCATTTGCAGACATTGTCCGTGGTATGCATCTATATGGCCGTAAGATTCTTCGTCCAGAAGCAATCACTACAGCTAAATACAACTTGGCGTAAGAGGAGATTGAATTATGACACCTAATGGAATGCGTACAATCTCAGTAGAACTAAATGCAACAGACCTATCATCTGGTGCAAACACAGTTGCTACGTTCCCAGCGCAAACAGTTATTCTAGCTGCTGGCGTTGAAGTCACAGAAGCACTAGCTGGTGCGACTGCTTTGACATTCGACATTGGTACAGGTCTTGATGATGACGAGTTTGTTGCAGCATATGCAATGGCTTCTAAATCAGCAGGGGATGTTGCTCCATCAATTCCAGGAGTAGCATATGTTGGTGCAGAGGATACACTTGACCTAACTGTTGACACATTGACAGGTACAGCTACTGCAGGTAAACTGCGTGTCTGGGCTTTGGTAATGGACGTTGATGGAAAAGGTGCAGCAGAAGTTGCACGTGATCAAGTTTAACTAAACTAAACTAGAGGGGCTGGGCAACTGGCCCCTTTAGGCTACCTGAAGGATTTTTGTAATGGCAACTTACGTTACTCTAGTAAATGAATTACTACGTAGACTGAATGAAGTTACACTAGACACTGCTGGTGATGGCTTTGATACAGTACGTAACGTACAAGCACTTGCTAAAGATGCTATTAACAACTCCATTAGAAATATCCTACAGACAGGCCAAGAGTGGCCTTTTCTTAAAGTTACATACACTCAAACATTAACTGCAGGAACAAGACTCTACGATTTTCCTGCTGATTTTGCTAGTGTTGATTGGGATACTTTTTATATTAAACAGCTAAGTTCTACAAGCAACACTCCCAGTTTTTTACCTACAATATCTTTTGAAGAATATACACAAAGATACCGTGGACTTGATGATCAAGCTGATTCAGGGTCTGGTATCTCTGCTCCTCAACGTATTTATCAAACATACGAAAGCAAGTTTGGTGTAACACCTGTACCAAACAACTCATATGAAATAGAATATGTATACTGGAAGTTCCCCTCTGATTTATCTGCTTATGATGATACATCTATAATTCCAGACAGATTTAATCATGTAGTTATTGATGGTGCTATGATGTACCTGATGAGATTTAGATCTAATGATCAAAGTGCAGCAATACACCAACAAAATTTTGAAAATGGTATTCGTTCTATGAGACGTATACTTATGGATGATCCACTAGATATCAGATCTACTGTGGTTCAAAGAAACAAATCGTTTAGTAACACTATTAGTAGTATCGTATAATGGCTGAAAACTTAGCATCCTTCAAAGTATTTTGTGAAGGTGGTCTTAACACTAACCGTGATGTTTTATCACAAGGTGAAAGACAACCAGGATCAGCTACTTTGCTAGTTAATTATGAACCTGCTATTACTGGTGGTTACAGACGTATCAGTGGTTTTAGTAACGACTACGGAACTGTAACAGGAACAGGATCTGTTCTTGGTGTTGTTGTGGCAGACGGTATTAATGATGGTATCCTAGCTGCACGTAAACCGTCAAGTGGTAATAACTACTTGCATTACTGGGATGAAACTGCAGAGTCTTGGACTGCTGTAACTACTTCTGGCTCTCCTACTATGACAGGAGTAGAAAAAGTAAGGTTTCTTAGGTTTAACTGGTCTGGCCCTAAAGTAATTCTTACAGATGGTGTAAACCCTGCTGCTACCTACGATGGCACAACCTATACACAAATAACAGATAGTAATGCACCTAACAATCCTAAATTTGCTGCCAACTTTGCAAAGCATATGTTTTTGGCAGGAGATTCTACTGATGACTACAATCTGTACTTCAGTGCTCCTTTAGATGAAACAGACTTTGATCCAGCTAGTGGTGCAGGTGTTATTAACGTAGGTTTTCCTATCGTACAGATTAAAGCATTTCGTGATCAACTCTATGTCTTTGGTACAACCAATATTAAAAAACTAGAAGGTAACAACATAGCAGACTTTGTTCTGAGAGAGGTTACAGACGATCTTGGTTGTATGGCTTCTGATAGTGTTGTAGAAATTGCAGGTGACCTTCTCTTCTTATCTCAAGATGGCCTACGTCCTATCTCAGGTACAAACAAAATTGGTGACGTTAATCTTGAGTCAATGTCTAAAAATATTCAGTCTATTTTTACAGACGTTGTGTTTGATATTGATCTCAATGGTCTGTCTAGTGTTGTTATTCACCAAAAATCTCAAGTACGTTTTTTCTTTTCTGCTGCAGACTCTCAAGGAATTATTGCAGGATTTAGACAAAACAGCCAGTCAGGTGCTTTAGGTTTTGAGTTTGGACAGCTTCTTGGTGTATCAGCAACTTGCGCTTCTAGTGGATATTTAGGTCAGTATGAATTTGTAATTCATGGAGATAGCAGTGGTAAAGTCCACAGACAAGAACAAGGTAATGACTTTGACGGTTCTGAAATTTTTAGTCTGTATCAAACACCTTTTCTTCACATGCAAGACCCAGAGCAACGTAAGATATTTTATACTGTAGCTACTTACTTACGTTCAGAAGGTGACAACGAACTGACAATGTCCGTTCTATATGACTATGAGGATTTTAATACACTAAGTCCAACTAACTTTACTTTAACAACAGAGAATGCTGCTGCTTACTATAACGAAGCTTTATATAACAGTACCGCAGTATTTGACGGAAACCCTGCACCAGTTAAACGGACTAACATTTCAGGTTCAGGAAAATCAGTAGCTTTTAAATATGTAACAAACGATACTAATGCAGCACACAGTATTCAGGGGTTAGTAATTACGTTTGGGGTAGGAGACAGGTTATAAAATGGCAGGTTATAGCAGACAGTCAGTAGCTGACATTATCGCTAATGCGGTTATTAAGGCTGCACCAGTAAACGCAGAGTACAACGCCATACGTGATGCGTTTGCTTTCTCAGGCGGTCACAAACACGATGGTAGCTCTACTGAAGGTGCTTACGTACCTTTGATTGCTGATACTGATGCATTAAACAAAGTTGTTGTAGATACAGCTAATAATCGCATAGGTATTTTTACTGAGGTATCTAGTGCTGCAGTTGAGCAGATACGCATTCAAGATGGTGCTATTGTTCCTGTAACGGATAATGACATTGACCTTGGTACTTCATCACTAAAATATAAAAACATATATGTAAACGGTATTGCAAGTATTGGCTCCATTACCCTGTCAGGAGGTACAATAGACAATACTGTTATTGGTGGTACTACCCCAGCCGCCGCTGACTTTACTACAATGGATGCATCTGGCAATGCTACTGTAGGTGGAACATTTGATGTAACGGGTAATACCACTGTAGGTGGTACTCTAGGTGTAACAGGTGTAACCACACTAGGTACTGCTAACATTACATCTGTAGACATTGGCTCTGGTGCAATGGATGGAACCACTATCGGTGCCACAACTGCTGCAGCAGGTACATTTACAGACTTAACTGCTACAGGTACAACTACTCTTACAACAGTAGATATTAACGGTGGTGCTATTGATGGTACTGCAATAGGTGCAAGTAGTGCATCTACTGGTGCCTTTACTACACTGAGTGCTACAGGTACATCTACACTAAGTACAGTAGACATTAACGCAGGTAATATAGATGGTACTATTATTGGTGCTTCTAGTGCTGCTGCTGGTAGCTTTACAACTGTATCGACATCTGGACAAGCTACCTTGGCGACTGTTGATATTGATGGTGGGGCTATTGACGGTACTACTATTGGTGCAACAAGTGCAGCAGCTATCACAGGCACAACGATTACAGGAACTAGTCTTGTAGGTCCAGTCACAGGTAACGTAACAGGTGACCTTACAGGGGATGTTACTGGTGATCTGACAGGTGATGTAACAGGTAATGTTACTGCTTCTTCGGGCACATCTACATTTAACAATGTTACCATCAACGGTAACTTAGATATGGATGCAGGTACAACTGCTACCATTACTAACCTAACTGCACCTAGTTCTGATTTAGATGCTGCCACAAAAAAGTATGTAGACGATGAAATTGCAGGTCTCGTAGACTCAGCCCCAGGTACACTAGACACACTAAATGAACTAGCTGCTGCTCTGGATGATGATCCTAACTTCTCCACAACTATCACTAATAGCATAGCAACCAAGCTCCCACTAGCAGGTGGTACGATGACTGGTGCTATTGCTATGGGTACATCTAAGATTACTGGTTTAGGTGATCCTACTGCAGCACAAGATGCAGCAACTAAGAACTATGTAGATACTAATTTCCTTGGACTATCTGGTGGCACTATGACTGGTGCTATCGACATGGGTAGCTCTAAGATTACAACTACGTACACTCCAACAGATAATGCTGATTTGACCACCAAGACATACGTTGATGGTATTTTGGGTTCAGCTACCGCTGCAGCTACGAGTGCAACCAATGCGGCTACCTCAGAGACTAATGCTGCAACAAGTGAAACTAA